TCCTCCGGGATGTAAGTACGGAGATAGAATACGCTATAGCGGAATGGGAGACATAGGTCCGTATCCCGGACGTGGTGATTTGTATATACAAATTAAAGAAACCCCCAACAAAATATTCCAGCGAGATGGGTTAAATATTTACACACACGAAAAAGTAAATGTATTTGACTTATTGCTAGGATGTGTTATAATAGTAGAAACACCAGATAAGAGGCAAGTCAAAATCAATGTTAAGAGAGGAACTGATCCTGGAACAACACTATCGGTCCCAGGGTACGGAATACCTCATCAACGCACAGGCACTCGAGGCAACTTATATGTTACAATTAAAGGATATACACCAAACATTACAGATCAAATGGAACTAATGAAAATTAAGGAAATAAAAAATGCAATTAGTTAAATCCCCTGACCCTTGGTTAGAAAAGAAAGTTGACGAGTTTGATTTTGCAAATCTAAATGCAAAAGAAATTTCTGAAGAAATGACTGCCTTGATGTTAGAAGAAGGTGGCATGGGGCTAAGTGCAAATCAAGTTGCTTTGAATGCACAAATATTTGTTATAAAGCCTTATTTGCTAGAAGATAAAAGTCCTTTAACAATAATAAATCCAATAATTGAAAGTGTAACTATAAACACAGAAGAAGCACCAGAAGGATGTTTAAGTCATCCAGATTTATTTTTGAAAGTAAGAAGGCCACGAGGTATTGTTGCAAAATATCTTGACATTGAGCAAAAAGAATGTACAATAGAATTATACGATATTGATGCTCGCTGCTTCCTGCACGAGTATGATCATCTACAAGGAATAGAATTTACAAGCAGGGTGAGTAAATTGAAACTCAGCATGGCATTAAAGAAAAGGAAAAAGAGGAAAAAATGAGTATGGTTGAACCTTCAGCAGAACTACAAGCAGTCTTTGATAAATCGATTAGAGACGCACAACGCCTGAAGCACGAGTATGTTACACTAGAGCATCTCTTATTCGCAATGATGTGCGAAGAAAAATTTTATAATCAACTCAAAGCATTTAATGCTGATGTGGAGTATCTTAAAAGCAATCTAGAGCATCATTTAAAAACAGGCTTAGAAGAAATTACTATCAAAACATCTAAGTTCAAACCTAAGAAAACACAAACTGTTGAACGTGTACTAAACAGAGCGTTTACACAGGTATTGTTTGCAGGACGTAACAATATCGAACTTGTTGACGTTTTGCTTAGTATCTTAAATGAAAAGAAAAGCATTGCACAATATCTATGTACAAAGTCGGGTATTGATAAAGATGACTTTGCTGCTTTCGTCAACAGCGAACTTGACGATATGGTCATGGAAGAAGAAATTTCAGGCGAGGCAAAGAAAGCACTAAAAGCATTTACTACAGATTTAAATGATCAAGCAATAAAAGGTAAAATTGATCCTATCATTGGACGCTCAGAAGAACTAGAAAGTTTATCGTTAGCATTAGGACGTAGAAGTAAAAACAATGTGCTTATGGTAGGCGATCCTGGTGTAGGTAAAACTGCTATTGCAGAAGGTCTTGCATTTAATATTGTAAACAAAAATGTTCCAAAGTTTTTACAAGAGTACAAAGTGTACAATCTTGACATAGGTGCTATGCTTGCAGGCTCTAAATACCGCGGCGACTTTGAAGAGCGTTTTAAACTTGTGCTTGCAGCTCTTACAAAACAAGGCAAAACAATTATGTTTGTTGACGAAGCACATATGATGAATGGTGCTGGTGCAGGCGGCGGGAATAGTTCCAACGATCTTGCTAACATGCTCAAACCTGCACTTACCAAAGGCGATTTAAAAGTTGTTGCATCAACTACTTGGGAAGAATATCGCAAGTACTTTGAAAAGGATCGTGCGCTCATGCGTAGATTCCAACGTGTAGTAATTGGTGAACCTTCTAAGGATACTACAAAAGAAATACTACGTGGTATTAAGAAGTATTACGAGGACTATCACAATACAGAAATTACTGAAGACGCAATCGAGTCAGCAGTTAAATTAAGTGTAAAATACCAAAGTGATAAAAAGTTACCTGACAAAGCAATTGACTTAATTGATTTAGCATGTGCTAGGTATAAACTTAAAGACGACTTTGAAGGTGCAAAGATTGTAGACGAAGAACAAATACAATTTGAATTAAGTAAGGTGTTAAAGGTTCCAACTGAACAAGTTGCTGAAAGAGAAACAGACAATCTTGTTAATCTAGATAAAAATCTTAAGAGTGTCGTTTACGGACAAGATGAAGCAATTGAAAATATTGTTGATAAAATTCTTGTTGCCCAAGCAGGACTAAAACCCGAAGACAAGCCAATCGGTAGTTTTGTGTTTATGGGTCCAACAGGTGTAGGTAAAACAGAAACTGCGAAACAATTAAGCAAAGCACTCGGTGTTGAACTTGTACGCTTTGATATGAGTGAATACCAAGAACGTCATAGTGTAAGTAAACTAATTGGTTCTCCTCCAGGTTATGTAGGTCACGAAGAAAATGCAGGTCAGCTAATTACTAAATTACAAGAACATCCTAACTGTGTTCTTCTAATGGATGAGATTGAAAAAGCACATCCTGATGTTAGTACAATTTTGCTACAGGTTATGGACAACGGTAAAGTTACAGGTTCAAACGGTAAAGAAGCAGATGCTAGAAATACTATTTTGATTCTTACAACTAACCTGGGTGCAAAAGAAGCAGAGAAAAATTCAATTGGTTTCGGAGATGACTTTGAAAAAGATTACGAAGACGGTGAGCTTAAAAAGTTCTTTGCACCGGAGTTCCGCAACAGACTAGATGCTACGATTACATTTGGTAAATTAACTAAAGAAGTTATGATGAAAATTGTAGGCAAGTTCTTGTTAGAACTTAAAAACATGGTTGTTGACAAAGACATTGCAATAGACATTACAGATGATGCTTTAGACTATTTGGTAGACAAAGGCTTTGATCGTAAAATGGGTGCTCGTCCACTACAGCGTTTAATCGACAAAGACATCAAACGTCCACTTTCTAGAGAAATGTTATTTGGCGGTCTTAAAACCGGTGGAAGTGTAACTATTGATTATAGAAATGATGAAATTATATTAGACACAGTTACGGATGATGTAGAAATTGATACAGTACACTAAGACTTCCAAACTAGCATACGGAAAATATCTTTACAAAGTTACTGTAAACAATCCTATTGGTCATATCTTTAGAACTGAATTGCAGCGTCACGGCAATCTAAGTTTTGTAAGAACAGAACTAGATACTTTGAGAGAGCAAAGAGCAAACGGCGAGCCGATGTTCCGCCGGAAGTTTAGATACGACGAAGAAGTTCCTGAAAAGGTATACCAAGATGCAAGAAAAATCTATTTAATACTCAAATCTCAAGCTGATTATACTGTACGTGTAACACCAAACGGTAACATTAGTGTATACTCAAATAATGAAAAGTTAATAGATACTATAACAAGGATTGCAAGCGACCCTAGAGAGGTAATGAAACCTGATGACGAAGAAGTAGGACATCTAACTTCTGATCAAAACATTATACTTGTAGATAATGAGCCTGTATTTCCTATTAAAATCACCTTAAATAGTAACAAATCAGGCTCAGGTATTGCTAGTTGGCTTAGAGCAAATACCGACAAGTCTAAAGTTGGTTATAGAGCTTTAGAAGCACTTGAAAATAACTGGTATGCAAACGGTTTTTACTTTTATGTTCGAGACGAAAAAGTTTTGAATATGATTTATATGCTTGTAGGAAATTCTATACGGAGAGTCGACAAATTAGTTTACCGTGGTAACATAGATAAATAGTATTATATATTTAAAAGGATAGGTCATGGAACATTTTGTCACTGTCGTAATGGAAAAACAAGAGACTAAAAAACTAGACGAGTCAGTTTTTCCGTTATACGAAACTTTTGATACTGAGCAAGACACTACAGTAATGCAAATTCCTTTGCCTCGTGAGTTAGACGAAGCAGAAGCAGACGAATATGCAAACAAACTGGCAAATTATTTGTTTGCAGAGGGGTATGAAGACTTTGATATTATCGTAGGCGACGATGCTATTACAGAAGAAACATACGACGACGATAATGAATTTTTTGAAGCATATGGTGTTATGTGGTTTAACGAAGATGATGAAATGGACGAAGCAGAATATCAAGGACGCAAAGTTAAACTAGGCAAGCCTATGCAAGGTGATGTAAAGAAGTTTAAAGTTTATGTCCGTGACCCAAAAACAAAGAACGTTAAAAAAGTAAACTTCGGCGATAAAAAATCAAAAATTAAGAAAAGTAATCCAGCACGTAGACGTTCATTCCGTGCTAGACATAATTGTGATAACCCAGGTCCACGTACTAAAGCACGTTACTGGTCATGTAGGAAGTGGTAATATGCGTATTGATGAATTTTCACAACCAGTAGACGACAGTCTTCCTTTTGATGTAGTAGATGATGTTGCTGTATTCATGCGTAATGATCCACAGTTTTATCGCAAAAGTTTTTTCCCTGTTGTAGACAAAATGAAAACTGCATGCCAAGCAGGTAAAAAAGTTGATGCTAACAAAATGTTAGGTCCAGTTGTAGATAAAGCATGTGAAGGCTATTGTCAAAAATTTAACGTAGGTAGAACTCCTGCAGATTTATTTGATTTAGAGGATAGACAAGCTCTTATACAGAGACTATACTCTGAAGAAATGGAAAACATCAAGCAAGGAGCATACTAATTTGCGTTTTACAGAATTCCGTCAAATTCTTACTGAAGCCAAAGTTGGTAGAGAATACAATCATTTAGAAGATCTTGTATTCATTGACGGCTCTGCTGGTGCTCAGAAAGCAGCTGATATTCTAGATAAACTAGGAAGCGATGCAGGAGATGTTGCAATCAAATGGGACGGCAACCCTACAATATATTGGGGCCGCGAAGATGACGGGCAATTTGTTTTAGTAGGCAAAAACGGTTGGGGGCGGAATAAAAGTACTAGTCCGGAAGATTTATCTAACTTTATTCTAAACACCGGAAAAGGTGAAGAATGGAGAAAAGAGTTTAGTGCTGACATGGCAGAAATATTTCAAATCATGGAAGCAGCTACACCTTCAGATTTTAGAGGGTTTGTATACGGAGATTTATTATACACTCCTAGGAAACCTTTTGCAAGTTCTAACGGTGAAGTTAAGTTTACTCCGAACAAAGTTACCTACACAGTTAAGAGTGACAGTCAACTTGGAAAACGTATAGAAAATTCAAAAGTTGGTGTAGTAGTTCATACCAAATATAATGAGTTTGGAGGTTCTTCAGGTACGCCAATCAAAGACGTACAAGAATTGAATAGTAATGATGCCGTAGTACTTGGACAAACTTATGTATCACACCAACCTAAAGTAGATACTAGAGCAGTTGGTAATGTAAGACAGGATGCAAAACAATACGGTAAAATTATAGATGACTTTTTAGAAACTAGACCCGGCCTTAGTGATATGAAAAATATTATCTATACATATGTAAATCACATGACTCGTACACAGCAGTTAAAAAATATCGATTCAGGATTCTTTGATTGGCTGGCTACATCAAAAGTAAGTAATAACAAGCAGGCTAAAATAAAAGCAATGGCGGAAGAAAGTCCAAAAGCTATTCCGGCAATTTTTAAATTAGTTAAAGATATCATGACTGCAAAAGATCAAATTATAGATCAACTAGATGATGCTGATGCAGACGTTAAGGCAAATACAAAAGGCGAAAAAGGCGGCGAAGGATACGTTGCACTAGGAAGTAAAACTAAACTTGTTCCTAGAACTAGATGGCAGCCGAATTAAGGAATTAAAATGTTTTTACGTGAACTGTATGAAGCAAAAGCAAGAAAAATAGTAGCAGTTATGCCAGGCGGATTTCATCCTTTTCATCCTGGACATAAAAGTTTGTATGATTGGGCAGTAAAAACATTTGGCCAGTCTAATGTATATGTAGCAGCAACAAACGATACTGCAACTAGACCTTTTCCGTTTGATGTTAAAAAGAAACTTGCTGCTATGGCAGGTGTTCCTGAAAGTAACTTCATGCAAGTTAAAAGTCCTTTTAACAATAGAGAATATGCTGGACTACTAGACGACAACACTGCACTTGTTTTTATACGCAGCGAAAAAGACAAAACAGAACAGCCTTTACCAGACCAAACTAAAAAGAACGGCGAGCCAGGATATCTGCGTACATACACAGGTAAAGATTTAAACACAGCAGACGAAATGGGTTATATGGCATACGGTCCGACAATCAATTTTGATTTTAGCGGAATGTCAATTAAAAGTGCGAGCGAACTTAGAGCTTCATGGCCTAACATGAGCGATGAAGATAAATTAAAAGCTGCTAAACTAATGTACGGTGGCGGTGCAGAAGTTGCTGTAAAACTATTAGACAAAGCATTAGGCGGACAACAAGAAGATGCCACACCAGATGAAGAAGACGAGTTCCACAAAAAATTAGATAAACTTGTACATAAAACTTTTGGTCATAGCAGCGACGAAAAGAAAAAGAAAAAAGATAAAGAAGTTGACGAAATATTTGGTACTAAAACAGATAATGCAAGTATCAAAGAGCAAGACCCAAACAAATTAAAAGTACTAGATTGGATTGCAGCAAGGTCAGACGGCCAAGAACACTTCCTAAGTTTTTACAGAAAAGGTGCTGCATGGAGCGGCAAACTAATTTTTATTAAACCAGATCAAGCAAAAGCATTTATGCAAAAAGTAGAAAATAATTCAGACTACTTACCGCAGATTAAACAAGCATTGACATCTATGGTAACTGCAAGTAAATTATTTGATCGCTTGGGTATAAAGTATCAAGTAAGAAACGCAGACTAATGGATATAGAAACTTTAAAAAGATTAGCAGGTATAAATGAATTCAAAGGTTACTCAGAATACAAAGTAGATGAGAATCCTAGTGAAACTGCTGCGGCTTTAAAGAAAAAAGAAAAAGCAATGAAACTTAAACCAGGTGATGAAGACTGGTTTAAACTTTGGTTTTCGAAACCTTACATGACAGGACCTGTGCAGTTTAGAGGACGCAAAAAATGAAAATGAGCGACCTCGCAGAAGAAGCAGCAGTAGGTGTTGTAGCCCACAATAAAAAGATGGCTAAAGATCCAAGATATATTACAAGTATGACTGTGGATGTAAAGCCAGGCGAAACACAAAGACAAGCAAAAAAGTTTGGAAATAAATTAGATAAAAAAGGCATTCCGCCTGTAATAAACAGCAAAGGAAATGCAAACGTTTTATTTAATTTAGGTCTAGCAGAAGGTTATAAGTTACAACTAGAACGTGATAAAAAGATGCTTGTGCTAAACATAACAAATACAGAAACAGGCAGACGTACAGAAGTACGTGGTAAACCGGACTACGAATCTGGAGGATACGACCCAGACGATAAGCTACACCAGCTGTTAGATGCCTTAGGTAAAAGTGTAGATATGTCACAACTAATGAACGGTGAGCCTGTTGGTATTAATCCAAAACATCCACACGGTGCAAAAGCAAAAGCATCAACTGATGTAGCATACAACGAACGTTTTACATCAATGGAACTTGCTCTTATGGAAGGCGGTCATAGTATAGAAGAAGAAACGCCAAAAGAGCCCGGTGCAATATATAAAGCACTAGAAGAAAAATGGAGTCAGAAATATAAGCGTAGTATTAATTGCAACAATCCTAAAGGCTTTTCGCAAAAGGCGCATTGCCAAGGACGTAAGAAAACCAACGAAGCATTTATAAAACCAAACTTTGATTATGAATGGGAAGAAGCAAACCGCTATCCAGAGTTTCAAAAGATTGGCAAGGATGCTTGGATTGAACTTGCTAAGAAGGGCAAAGCAGTAACTATTAAAAGTGCTAAAGATATTAATAACACAGATGCAGCAGACCCTAACTCATTTAAAAGTTTAGATAAAAACAAACAAGCAAGAGCATTAGCACAACTAAAAAGTGGCGATGTTGAAATGCCTATCGTTGCTGTTTACAGTGACGGATACAAAGAACTTGTAGGTGGTAACACAAGACTTACTGCAATGATGGCACAGAACGGTAAAGCTACTGTATGGCAGTTTGCAGTGCCTGATGAAGTTGCTGAACTTGCAGAAAACTTTGCCGACGATAAGAAAAAAGGCAAAGTATATAATGAAAGTACAGACCTAAATAGTCTTAGAAAATTTGTTAGGTCTCAACGAGAAGCACCCGATCAAGTTCTTTATCAAATGATGATGGCTCCAGATACTTATGGA